GAGGCTGCAGGACATCTGCCGGGGTTGAATCTTGTAACTGCAAAGTAAAATTACTCGGCGTTATCGCTGCGACATCAGATAAAGGACTTGAATAAATACCCGTATTCGTATGAACAGTAATACTGCGGTAAGGAACTATAAATTTAATGTAGTTCATATTATCAGATGTTGGATACCAGCTTATTGCATCATCATCATCAGTTGTTAAATCACCGAAGTCGGTATAGTCATTAATAACACTTGCCCAGAAACCATTCGGTAAACTAGTCGTATTCGCAAATAAAGCTCTATTTTGATAGCTTGAACAGACCTGTGGCCACCCTCTTGCATCACTCCATGCAGGTTCTGCAAGAAGTGCCAGACTTCCCAGTATTGCTGTTGTACCAGCAAAAGGTGTTTGCACTGCAACGCTAAAACTTAAACCCGGAGTAATAATACTAACAATTCTTGCCGAACCACCTCCTCCTATGAATGCTCCTCCTACATAGTTATTATTCAATGGAGCATAAGAAGAACTCAATGTAATAACAACCGCTGCACCAGTTGTAGCACTTGGTGTGAATGTAATGGCATCGTATGAAGTTACCGAACCATTAAAATCATAAAAAGGTAAATCACGAAAAGTACTATTAGCTAATGTAAATGAATCAAATACGTTTACACTTGTCGTGCCTGTGCCTAGTGATGAAATTACAAATGCATTTGTCAGATTTCCTGTCACTAAATAATCTTTAGCATCTTCAGAAGTGGCAAAAAGAAGACCGGTTGTTGTTGATGTTGTTGCAACAAAATAAGTAACACCAATTGATAAAGGTGGTGTTGTTTGCATTCCGCTACCACCGGAAATAGAGAATGTAATCGGAAGTACTACACCTGCCAGATTCCATGGCGTTCCACTTGTAGTGAAAGTATACGGGGTAAAACTTACAATAGCCGATGTTGTATTTATCGAAACTGTTAAATCTAACGGTTTGAACCCTTGACCTGTCAATCTGAAAATAGGACCAAGTACGGTTGTTATTAGATTATAGACTTGTGTTTGTGTTAAAGAATTTGCAACCGAAGCTATTAATAGACCTTCTAAATAAATAAAAACAGTACCGGGAATTATTACTATTTGAAAAACACATACATTTAAATATTGAAATGTTTGAAAATAAAATTGCTGATAATTTGTAAAGCCACTTAATGTTGATTGATACAATGTACCGAATCTTTTACCAGCAGCACCTGTGGGAAAAGTTAAAACATTCTGCGCTGTCTTCAAACCGTTATAGTATTCATTGACTGTCGCACGACCGTACATAAATGGCGATAATTCGCCTTTTGTAAAAATATCCTGTGACCAAAGTGTAAAAGCCATTTCATAGTCCTTTATCCGATCTGTGGACCAATGATACCCGTTATATTACGTTTCGTAAGTATCGGAATGTCATACTCTACAAACTGTGGTCTATTTTGTGAATCAGCAGCCGCGGCAATAGCCCACTGAGTGTTTTTCTTCTTTTCAAGAAAATCAGCGTATTCTGGCTTTTGTGCTGTTGATAATCCTAAAAATGTTGCTATTTCATAAATAAAATAATTTACAAAATAAGCAGGCAATTGTGCTATTTCTGGAAGATAAGCAAATTCCATGAATATAGGTGACTGAGTTCCCCAGTTACACCATATTTGATTATTTGAATAAATCTCATAGACATAATTTTGAGGTATAATTCGAATGTTCTTTAAATACCCCGGAGGCAATAAATAAATCTGTGTCCAATTAGTCTGCGGAGGCGGTATCTCAGTTGATAATGTTAACTGTTGAATCTTCATTGAAAAGCGCCAGTTTCCCGTTGAAAGAACACTGGGTAACATAATATCGAATGCTTGCTCTGCTGATATCACCATATCATCAGCATCATCTAAGGATATGATTGGCTTATGCCCAAGTAGCATTACGGCCAGGGAGATAATACTGGTCTTGGTATAAGCCATTCATATTTCCTCAGAACTTAATTATGTCGCAGAAATAGTTCTATATGTTACGGTGACAGTAAAGCTATCACCCGTTCCACCTGTAAAGGCTCCAGTCGCATTACTCAGGTAAATTGCTGTATTAATAGCACCTGAAGTTACAGCTCCTGTAGATAGCCCTCCACCAATACGGAACATGGTGTTAGCAGCCATCGCAATAAAGTCAGCAGCCGCTTCAGTAGCAGAAGCTGCTTCACCTGCTAAATGAGCTGTATTGCCATACTGCGCACCGACTACACCACCATTCGCGAGAGCAGCTGAACCATAAACACCATTGATAAGAATATTATCAACAACGTTCATCAGACCAGCACCTGGTGCCGCGACTAATTGAACTGGTGTTGCATACATTCCTAAAAATTGGGATAGGGTTAACGAAACTGTTACCTGATTACCAAGTGAAGGTAATAGTTCCAAAGTGGTACCTGAAAACGCTAAGCCATTACCTAAAGTAATACCTTCCGCATTAGCTAATGAACCAGTTGGGTTACCTACCAGACTGTTAGCTGCTACTTGCTGGAATTTAGCATATGTCACTGCATTATTAACGATATTAGCTGTATTAACCGTTCCAGAAGCTGCAAATCCAGCGGTGGTAACACCTGCTGAAGATGAAGTCAGTACAACCAAAATTTCACTGGCATCTGTACCATTAACCAGAATCCAATCGCCGACGCTTAATGATGCGTATTGAGTTGCAAAGTAATTTGCAGCCCCAATTGTTGCTACTGCATCTGTTGGGCTACCATATGTGAAAACGTTCTGAGAATTCAGTACTGTCGGTGAACCGCCAAATGGGGTCACAGTTTCTTGACCTTGATTCAGCGATGCAGAAATACACGTCCAATTTGCAATCGTAAAAGCCATGATTAATTACTCCTATTCGTAAATGAATTATCCGACCAACTCATCGCAGTTGATTTGGATAATACCCAAATTATCAATCGTAATTGCGCCGGCACTGAAAATACCATTTATCAACCATGAAGTTTCACGTGGCAAATAGTTAATTTCAGTTCGGAAATCATGACCAATACCCATACCTGTCGATTGCTTATGCCAGAAGAATGTTTCACGAATGTTTGCACTCGCGAATGGTAAACCACCTTCAACCATTTGTGGGATGACAATTAGGTTGATACCGAGATAGTCTCTTACAAAGCCTTTATCTAACACACGATTTTGTGTGTAGAAAGTCGAGGTAAATTCCGGTGCTTGCAAAAGAGACTGAAAATTACTAGCTGACATTGCAGCAAATCTTTCAGGCAATGGTACAGCGTTATTATCGAAGAATTGAATAGCTTGCGTGTACTTCGCATAAGTCATATTCGTGCCACCATCAACAATCGTTTGGCCTGGACTTGTAGCCAAAGAGTTAATGATGATTTGATCTGAACGACGTCCTAATGCGTTTGCAACTAACATCGCATTTTCCATCTTTGCGTCAAAGTTAACTGTCAGTTCTTGTACAGAGTCAACAGCCGTAGGAGCTGTGTACTTTGTCAGAATAGCTGAAGTCTGAGAGTAACCCGGGTCTTGAATAACAACGGTTTGCAAGTAACCAGTCGGAACTGCCTGAATCTGATTTACTTTACGGAAAGAAACGGTGGCACCAATAACGTCACGTCGAACGCGAACGGTATCACGCAATAAAAAACCAAGTGATTGGTATTGAGCTTTTACGAGTGCATCAAACTCAATCTGTTGCACAGCTGTCAATGAAGTAGACATAGAAATCCCCTAAAAAATAATCAATTAATAAATACATTAATCGTCATCTTATCGAAGGGCTTTGCTATGTCTCGATTGTCCTATCAGGGTCGAATAGCCAAGTTGTCCTTTATAAAAAGAACAAACGGTATAGTGAGCAGTATAAAACTTACGCACCAACCTTGTCAACATACTCAGTGGTGTTTTTAGCTGCTACTTCTAAACGGTTTTGAAGGTCTTTACGATAAACTTCATCTGTTTTGTATTTTTCAAAATTATTTATCATTTCCAATTTGATATCTGCGACAGACGCAGAAGTTGTAACCGTTCCATTGTTACCTGGAATTTGCGGTGTTGCTGACATAAATTTACCTCTCAATTCTTCAAGTGCTTTAATGGCTCCAGCAGTAGTCATAGAACTAGTTAATGCTTCATAACTATCATTTGATAAATTAGCTTTTGCCCAATTATCTAAAACACCAACCCGTTCTTTTGCGTCAGTGCCCAATGCTTTCATTTCTTCTTCTTCTTTAACACTATGTTGGTCTACATATTTATCGATAGATTCGATGAACTTGTCCATCACATCCTGAGAAACACGCTTTTCTTTAGCGAAAGATTGTAATTCTTTAAATGGTGCATACTCAGGGTCAAGGAATTTTGATTTTGAAAAATCATACTTATCAGGAACAGTTCCCAAACGTCTCTCAAGCTCGGCATTACTCTTTGCTAAATCAGCAACAGTTTTGTATTTATCTGGTAACCAAGATGGTCGTTCGCCAATGCCGGGAACACCTTCATCGATAAACCAAGCATTACTTTGTTCGGTTTCGGTTGTCATTGATTATTTTCCTGCAGCAATTCTATGTTTATGCGTTTGAAGAGCCAATAAGAGCATCCTACCAAATTCTTTAAAACCATCCCAGAACATGACATCAATTTGATATGTTGGGGTGCCAGGACGTGCTAAAGCAGGTATAAGGTACCTCTCAGTGACTAATTCCATCCATCGCTTACCTTGTGGATTGACTTCAAATAATTCATAACACAGCTTATCCCACTCAATAACTGGAGGACTATTTCTGAGTTGTTCGATGTTTTTTTTATATTGCGATGTATAATCTTCAGGTTGCAAAATTGGGTTATTATCTGGTTCCATTCAATCCTCATTTATTGTGATGATGTTATTGGTTGAGCACTTGGGTTTGGTGGTGGTTGCGGCATACTTCCTGCTGGGTTTGCAAGTTCTGCCAAACTTTGTTTGTTTTGTTGTTGCTGCATAATTCTAGCAACATCAGCAGGTTTATTTAGATAACGCTGGTCTATCTGCATATCTTCTGCAAGTAGATAAGGTGTTGTTTTAGGGTTAATATAAAGTTGTGTTGCTTCTTGCCCCATCGTACCTTGCATCACTTGCACATACTGTACAAAGCGTTCTACATTTGCACGACCTTTTGCAAGCTGCAAAGGGGATTGATATCTAAATTTAATGGGAATGCCGCCCGTCTTGGGATACGGAAGCAAACCCATTGAATTTAAAATATAAGCACAACGCTTAATAATTGGCCATCCCATTTCCTGTTCCATACGGGAAAAGCCAGGACCGATTTTTTCAGCCAAATTTGATTGTTTCATCGAAAGTTCATATGCAGTCTGTGGCTGCACACTTTGTGAATCTTGTGGTTGTTCGGCAAATAGAAGTTGTTTGATTTGCATTCGCAAATCAGCAATGGTCATTTGTGCAAATTCAGGCGATGCAGAATTAGGCAAAGGTATAAGAGGAACCTGACCATTTGTGCCAATAGGAGCAATAGGAATAATGGTGAATGGCTCCAACTTGAATGTGTGAGGATTAAAAACAGCATCACTGAAGCCCATATAAGGTCTAAATGTATTAAGGTTTGCAGACGCAAGTTCTACCCTCGCCATTTCATTTAAACTGATAATTGATGGAAGTGCTTCCATTACTGGTCCGCGTCCCCACGTTTCATTATTCACTTTCTTCCAACGCCATACGATGCCAGGACTTGATTCCATCCATTGTACGTATAACAAATCATTGTCTGCCCATACTGCATAGCAATATTTTTGTTGTTGATTGCAGAAGTAAGCAACTCCTTCATAAATGTTTCTGACTTTGGCATCGGGATCAGCCGCCATTTGAGACTGAAGATTTGGAGAGATTACAATGTTCGGCCATCGAGTATGAAGTTCTGCAATTTTTAAATCCTGCCAAGTGCGAAACCATGTTTCAATGTTACCATTCACAGCTTCTTCAATAGCCAGTTTATCAGCTGGAATACTGGTACACATAAAAGGTGTTTCATCATTCACTTGATTAATGACAAGAGCTGCAGTTCCTACAGCTAAATCGTAATAACATTCATTAATTGTGACATCAAAGTTTGATGCATGAATATATGCAAATAAACGGCGCATATACGTATTAAGTTCCATCTGCGCTGTTTCAAGTAATTTTTGATTTTCGTCTTTGTCAATGTCATCAACCATGGTGTCATCAACTTCCATGAAGCCCCATTGCACTTTGGGAGGCGTCATTGTGTCATGAATTTTTGATACGAAGGTTGAAACTGATTCAACAGCTGTTGTGTCGTAAACACGAGTATTTTGAATAGTGCCTTGAAATTCTTTACCCGGTAAATAATAACGATTACGAAAAGGGATAGTATAAAAATATGCAGCTTGCTGAATCGGTATCCAAAGATCAGCAGTATACTTTGCTGCATTGTATCTTTTTCGCAAAGTCTCAAGTAATGAATTACCTGGCATTGCGACTGGCGGCATCCCTTGCGTTGTATCCATCGTTTAGCCACCTAATTGTGTATTAACATCGTCAGAAACTGGCTGCCCCTGTCCTAGCAGTCCACCAGAGCCAGAACGTGGAGCACTATAACTTCTGCGCATACTACGTATTTGTTTCTCTTGTATTTGACGTTTTTGAACATCTTGTGCATTTCGAGCATCAGCCAATTCTTGTCGTTCTAAATTTGTTTGGTCTTGATAGGCTTTAACCTGATCTTTAACCTGATTTTCAATTTGTTGTTGTTGCACGCGTGTTTGAGCAGCGCTAGGACGTCCAGTAATTTTATTCCATATGCCGCCAGATTCATTTTGAATCCATTTAATAGGTGACTCAACTGTGTTTCTAATCTTAGTCCACCAGCTCATAGTTTCTCCCTAAATCCATATATGAACATAAATAATTTTGTGCTCAAATTCATCCGGTTTTATTTCACGGTCAACATAAACAATTCGCCAAGGTAGTTTAATCTTTTTGCGCAATTCCTTTATTTGTGAAAGGATTTTCGACACCAGAATTCTCCGTCATAATGCTTAAATCAGATTTTAACTCATCGATTTGTTTTTGTAATTCAAAAGTTTGGTGAACATTTAAACCGACATTGACTGCTTCCATTAACTGTTTAAATTCGGATGCTGTAAAGTCACCGTCAGCTGCTTGTCTTAAAATAGCTTGATAATGATGCGCCGGTGAATCACCTTCACCGAAGTTAATCCTAATGCGTGAGTTTCTGCTGATTCCAAATTTTGCCCAACCCATTAATTTCCAATGTTCCATTTCATGGTTAATAGTACCCATTTGATATTCTTTTTCACGTATCTCAACACCTTGTTCATACCAACATTGTTTCGCTACCATCTTACAAAAGTAATAAAGACTACCAAACAATTCATGTTTTCTTACCCACTCATAAAAGGTACTCTCACCTATCATTGCCTCAACACAAAAATAAGTATGACATCCTTTGTTTTTATCCATCATTATTTTAATAAGTAATTTAGAATGTCTTTCTTCACTATATTTTTTATGGCCTTTACCTTTAAAAAAATCGTATACTTCATTAACTACTTTTTCACGGGCTTCCGCTATATACTTGTTTGAGTCCATAAGGTTTTAATCGCCTATGTTAGATATTAATCAGTTTCGGGAATCTATTGTCAAGTCTACACTAAATGACTTGCTTTTGTACTCACCTGAAGCAGAAGAACTTTTAGTATTTACTTGCGCAACAGAGTCATTAGGTGGTTCGTATCTTAGACAGACCAATGGTCCGGCATTGGGTATATATCAAATGGAACCTGAGACGTACACCGATGTTTGGGCGAATTACCTTCATAACCAAAACAATCTTCGAATGATTTTGATTACCAATTTTGATGTAAATCGAATCCCATCGCCTGAAAGAATGATTTATGATTTAAGATTCGCAACTGCTATGGCTCGTATATTTTACAAGCGAATTAAACAACCACTTCCGAAGATCGACGATGTTGAGAACATTTGGTGGTATTACAAGAAGTTCTGGAACACCGAAAAAGGAAGTGCCATCAAAGATGCTTCAATAAATCATTACAATACATTTAAGGGCGATCAACGCTAATATCTCTGTACATACATATTAGTGTGCTCGTATCAACTGTATTAAAACATACACGGCATAGAAAGCGCGTTACTCGTTTGACCGATACCGCAGTAGTCCATTCAATTGGAATGTAGTCATGAGGCCCGCGGTTTTTACCGCATAATTCAATAGCTTCGCGAATCTTACGTGCTTCAATCTCATCTAATGCTGGGGTTAAACTCATTAATGCCTCTTCTATAATCTTTTGTATTGTAATTACCATATATAGGAGATTATACGACACCCCCGCCTCT